CAGATGGCTCGCGCCTGCTCAGACAAACTCAAACCCATTCCAGGCTTGGACGGGCAAGTTCGCCAACTGGCGATCTCCAAATTGTTTTGATAACCAAACAGAATCCGCTCAACAAGTTGGTCGATCAGTGAGACGCTCGAAATTAATCGAAAACGCCGTTGTTCCACTTTGAGTTTACTGTGCGGTTCCTGCTTGACAAACAAGCGTACTGGGTCACAATACCCAAGGCGGACTAAATCAACCACACTCGGTGCGGAGCTCAGATCCATCTGGCTAAGTTTCTCCAGCCGTTCAGCCACTGCCACATTTATAAGTGTTTGGCAGCTAGCTGTCACGGCCGAATTAGTTGCGCCTACTTCGGCGAGGGGGACCCCCGGAGAGGACTGGAGGTTGACGAATCGCTCGCAGATTTCTTGCGTTGTCTGCGCGATCTCTTCTTTCTCCCAGACTTCTCGACGGAGTTCGAGGCGGGGTTTTGTCCGAGGGTAACGGGCACAGAGCCTATCACAACACTCGTGGAGGTTGGGGGGCGCTTCGGTGACTCGGAAACGGCTAGCTTGGAGGAGGAGGGAATCGAATTCCGCACTCGCTCCGCGTTCAGGCCAGCTAAAATCTCTGAGTTCTGGGAAGTTAACTCGAGCGTCCGTGAGGAGCTCAGAATCAGCTGTTCGACCAGTTTCTCTAAAACGCACACCCGACCGTCCAACGACATAGAGGGGCATGCCACTTCTTGCGATACAGAGAGGTTCCTCCCACTCATATCTTCCGATCCGAGAGATGGCGGCGAGCACGCGCTCACCGCCTCTAGCCCGTTTAAAGGCTCATCATCAAGAACGGTTTCCATGGTGTCATAGAACTCCTCCTCAGTTTCGTCAATGACATCGGCCCAATATACCCCAGCCTTGGGAGCCCAATTCTTCCGAGGTCGAAAGAATTCAGACTCACCAACCGAGTAGGTGCCTCTTCCACCGATTTCATACTCTACAAAGCCAGTCCTAAACTCACCCTCGGCCTCGTCTATCTCGCGAATCGCTCCCTCTTCCAAGGGTGACTCAGCGGTCGACAAGATGGTCTCAACAAGAGTGGCGTTATTACTAACACCTACCTCATGGAAACCCCGATGAAGCCCGACTACCACACCTTTATGGAAGAGAGGAGAACCACTCCAGCCAGCAACCGTAGAACAGTTGTGGCGAATAGTCATTCCTTTCGTGTACGTTGCCATACCGGTGGATGCCATGAAATGTTTAGAACTGCTCGCTCCATAGCAAGTTACGGGCACACAACCACGGAGATTCTTA